TATAGTTATAGCAACACCCTTAGCTTATAAGACTAAAGTTAACGTAGGAGACAAAGTATTTGTACATCATAATATTTTTAGAAGATTTTATGATGTAAAGGGAAGAGAGAAAAATAGTAGATCATATTTTAAAGATGATATGTATTTTTGTGATCCTCTTCAAATTTATATGTATAATGGAAAAGCTCACTTAGACTATTGTTTTGTAGCTCCTGTTTCAAATATAGATAACTTTAAAACAGAAAAAGAAGCTCTTCAACTTGGTATATTAAAAATTAGTAATAACTCCTTAGAATCAATAGGAATTACACCTGGGCAGCTTATTACATTTTCTCCTAATTCTGAGTTTGAGTTTATTATAAATGGAGAAAAACTATATTGTATGAAATCTAATAATATCGCTTTAATACATGAACGTAAAGGAAACGAAAAAGAATATAATCCAAGCTGGACAAATGGCAGTGAAAGAATTGATAAAGGTAGCGAAGGAACCGATTGTAGATACGGGGGAGGATGTGTCTGCGGACCGACTAAAGAACGCAGCTGCCACTAAAAAACTAGCTATAATGGATGCTTTTGAAATTTTAAAAAAAATTGAGGAAGAAGAAGCTTTAATTGACGGGAAACCTAAAGAGGAAGTTAAAGAAGAAAGATCATTTAAAGGCTTTGCAGAAGGGCGTAGCAAATGAGTTACGATCAAACATTGTGGAAGGAAATAAAAGATGTAGTTAATCCATCTATTCTCAAAAAAAAGAACAAAAATAAACAATGGGAATATGGCTTTAATTCTGAATACGATTTTATATGTATAAGTAAAACAGGTGAAATTGGACAGGTCATTGAAATTCAAAACCTCCGTATTGCTTTACCAGCAGAAAATAAACCTTTTAAACGAAGCAAAGTTAAGGAGGAACAATACTGGGAAAAACAAGAATATCCGAAAGAATTAGCTAGAATAAAAACTAGATTTGATTGGGAAGATTATCCTGCAGATTTTAAAGAAAAATGGTACGATTATATTGATGAAGAATTTAGATACAGAGAACAAGGTTATTGGTTCTATAATAATGGGATTAGTACTTATATTACTGGCACTCACTACATGTACCTGCAATGGTCAAAAATCGACGTTGGATCTCCAGATTATAGAGAAGCAAACAGACTCTTCTTTATATTTTGGGAGGCATGCAAGGCAGATACTAGATGTTATGGAATGTGCTATCTTAAAAACAGACGGTCTGGATTTTCTTTTATGTCCTCAGCTGAACTTGTCAACCAAGCCACAATATCTTCAGATGCCAGATTCGGTATCCTTTCAAAAACTGGAGCAGATGCTAAAAAAATGTTCACAGATAAAGTTGTCCCGATATCCGTTAACTATCCGTTTTTCTTCAAACCGATCCAGGATGGTATGGATCGTCCTAAGACCGAATTGGCATATAGAGTACCCGCTTCAAAACTTACTAGACGTAAATTAGAAAGCAAAGAACAATTAAGAGAACTACAAGGTCTTGATACAACAATAGATTGGAAAAACACAGGCGACAACTCATATGATGGAGAAAAGCTAAAAATATTAGCACATGATGAGAGTGGGAAGTGGGAAAGACCTGATAATATATTAAATAACTGGAGAGTTACAAAAACTACATTAAGACTAGGACGTAGAATCGTAGGTAAATGTATGATGGGCTCAACTTCAAACGCATTAGCAAAAGGTGGAGACAACTTCAAAAAATTATACAACGCTTCAGACGTTACAAAAAGAAATAGAAACGGACAAACAGCTAGCGGACTCTATTCTCTCTTCATACCTATGGAATGGAACTACGAAGGATACATGGATACTTTTGGATTACCTGTATTCACTACGCCACAAAACAAAGTTAAAGGAGTTGATGGTCTCCCAATTGAAATCGGAGTTATCGAGCATTGGGAAAACGAAGTAGAAGGATTAAAAGAAGATCAAGACGGATTAAATGAATTTTATAGACAATTTCCAAGAACTGAAAAACATGCTTTTAGAGATGAATCTAAATTTTCATTATTTAACTTAACAAAGATCTACGAACAAATAGATTACAATGAAGAGTTAGTAAATGAAAAGTTAGTGGTTAAAGGTAATTTTCAATGGGAACGAGGTGTTAAGGATACTAAAGTTATATTCACACCTAATCCTCAAGGTAGATTTAACATTTCTTGGGTACCACCTAAAAACCTACAAAACAATGTAATATTAAAAGATGGGTATAAATATCCAGGAAATGAACATGTTGGAGCATTTGGATGTGATAGCTACGATATATCAGGAACCGTAGACGGTAAAGGTTCTAAAGGAGCGTTACATGGATTAACTAAGTTCTCAATGGAAGATGCTCCGCCTAGTCACTTTTTTTTAGAATATATTGCTAGACCACAGACAGCAGAAACATTTTTTGAAGATGTATTAATGGCTTTAGTATTTTACGGAATGCCAATATTAGCAGAAAACAACAAACCACGTTTATTATACTATTTAAAAAGAAGAGGATATAGGGGATTTAGTATCAATAGGCCAGACAAATTAATAAGCAAATTATCTGTAGCTGAAAGAGAAGTTGGTGGAATACCAAATTCAAGTGAAGATATAAAACAAGCACATGCTGCGGCTATTGAAGCATATATTGAGACACACGTAGGAAGAATAGATGAAGACTATGGTGATATGTATCACCAACGAACCTTAGAAGATTGGGCAACGTTTAATATAAATGAAAGAACTAAACATGATGCTTCTATTAGTTCTGGTTTAGCTATTATGGCATGTAATAGAAATAGTTATAAACCTGTTCAAGAGCGAACAGTAAAGAAAATAAACTTAGGAATTAAGAATTATAACAATGAAGGATCTTTTTCACAAATAATTAAATAAATGATTTACACGGATAATAGTAGTATTTTTCCTGATCAGGTGGTACCTGATGAAGTTAAGAATAGTCCTGATTACGGAAGACAAGTTGGTAGAGCAATTGAGGCAGATTGGTTTAGTGGAACAAGAACCGGTGTTCAAAATAGATATAATTATAATTTTAATAATTTTAGAACATTAAGACTTTACGCAAGAGCAGAACAGCCAGTACAAAAATATAAAGACGAATTAGCAATTAACGGTGATTTATCTTATTTAAATTTAGATTGGAAACCTATTCCTATTATTCCTAAATTTGTAGATATAGTAGTTAATGGAATGTCAGATAAGCAATATGACATAAAAGCCTATGCACAAGATCCTGCTTCATTAAAGAAAAGAACAGCATATGCTGAAAACATATTAAGAGATATGCAGGCAGATGCTTATTTAGCTAATGTAAAGAAAGCAACTGGGTTAGATTTATACAGTAGTGAAAATCCCGAGGACATGCCTCAGAACGAGGAAGAATTAGATCTTCACATGCAGTTAGATTATAAGCAATCTGTAGAAATAGCTGAAGAAGAAGTTATAAATAATGTTTTAGCTAGAAACAAATATGATTTAATACGTAGAAGAATAAACGAGGATTTAACTATATTAGGAATAGGTGCAGTTAAGACAAGTTGGAACTCTGCTGAAGGAATTGTTTTAGATTATGTAGATCCAGCTTATTTAGTATACTCCTATACAGAAGATCCAAATTTCCAAGATTTATGGTATGTAGGAGAAGTGAAAGCTATAACTCTAGCTGACCTTAAAAAACAATTTCCTAATTTAACTCCAGAAGAATTAGAAAAAATCCAAAAATTTCCAGGTAATAATAATTTAATTTATAACTGGAATGGAAGAAATGATGGTAATATGATTTATGTTTTATATTTTGAATATAAAACCTATAGCGATCAAGTTTTTAAAATAAAACAAACACCATCAGGATTAGAAAAAGCATTAGAAAAACCAGATACATTTAATCCACCTGAAAGTGATAATTTTGAAAGAGTATCTAGATCAATAGAAGTATTATATAGTGGAGCTAAAATACTAGGACATGACATGTTGTTAGAGTGGAAGTTAGCAGAAAACATGACAAGACCTAAATCTAACTTAGTTAAAGTAAATATGAATTATAATCTTTGTGCACCTAAAATGTATAAAGGTAGAATAGAATCTTTAGTAAGTAGAATAACAGGTTTTGCTGACATGATACAATTAACTCATTTAAAACTTCAACAAGTTTTATCTAGAACAGTTCCAGATGGAGTTTTTATGGATGTAGATGGTTTAGCTGAAGTGGACTTAGGTAATGGTACGACTTATAATCCTCAAGAAGCATTGAATATGTATTTCCAAACTGGTTCAATTGTCGGAAGATCAATGACTCAAGATGGAGACTATAACCAAGGTAAAGTTCCTATACAAGAATTAAGCAGCTCTAGTGGGTTACAAAAAATCCAAGCTTTAATTCAAACTTATCAATATTATTTACAAATGATAAGAGATGTAACCGGGCTCAATGAAGCAAGAGATGCGAGTACACCTCATGAAGACGCTTTAGTAGGATTACAAAAGTTAGCAGCGGCAAATTCTAATGTTGCTACCAAACATATTCTTCAGGCAGCTTTATATCTAACAGTAAAAACTTGTGAAAACATTGTTTGTAGAATTAATGACACTTTACAGTTTGATTTAACTGCTGAAGCTTTAAGATCTTCTATTAGTTCATATAATGTAGGAACATTAGAAGATTTAAGAGAACTTCATTTATATGATTTTGGAATATATTTAGATTTAGTTCCTGACGAAGAAGAAAAAGCTATGTTAGAACAAAATATTCAAATGGCTTTACAACAACAAGGAATAACTCTTGAAGACGCTATAGATGTAAGGCAAATAAATAATTTGAAATTAGCTAATCAATTACTTAAAGTAAGAAGAAAGAAGAAGCAGGAACAAGACCAAATGCAACAGCAAGCTATGATACAAATGCAAGCTGACGCAAATGCAGAACAAGCAGAAAGAGCAGCTGCAGCCGAAATGCAGAAGAATCAAGCTAAAGCGCAAACTGATCTACAAATAGAACAAGGTAAATCTCAATTTGAAATAGAGAGAATGTTGAAAGAAGCTGAGTTAAAGCAACAAATGGCAGAAATACAATTTCAATATGATATGCAATTAGCTCAATTAAAAGCTAATACTGATGTTCAGAAAGAAACTATGAAAGGAGATAGGGAAGTTGCTAAAGAGAAAGAAATAGAAAATAGAAAAGATAAAAGAGCTAAAATTGTTGGATCACAACAATCAGCTATGATAACACAAAGAGAAAACAACGATATGCCAATAGATTTTGAAGCTGATGGAGAACAACCATTAGATTTAATGGGGTCTATGATGGGTTCGTAGTTAATTATTAATTATTATATTATATTATGTCAGAAAAAGAAAAACCAGAAGTAGACTCTAAGGTCGAAGGTTTAAAAGTTAAGAAAAAACCTGGTAGACCTAGGAAACTAGTAGAAAAAACTAAGGTCACTAAAGTAGATTTAACTAGTAATCAAGAACCTAAAACAGAAGAAAATGCCGTTCAAAAGCGAGAAACAGAAGAAGTACTTATGGGCGAATCATCCGGAAATAGCGAGAAAGTGGACGAACAAGTACGGGTCGAGTCCAATAAAGATGATACTAAACAAGAAGAAAAAATAGATTCTCCTTTATCACAAGTTAATACTGAAAAAGAAGAACCAAAAGTAGAAAAAACTACACCAGTTGTAGAAACTCCTAAACTTCCAGAAAATGTTGAAAAACTAGTAACATTCATGGAAGAAACTGGTGGTAATTTAGAAGACTACGTTAGATTAAATAGAGATTATTCCAATGTAAACGATGACATTTTATTGATGGAATATTATAAAAATACTAAACCTCATTTAGATGTTGATGAGATTAACTTCTTATTAGAAGATAAATTTTACTTTGATGATGAGGTAGAAGACGAGAAAGCTATAAAAAAGAAACAGCTTGCTCGTAAAGAAGAAATTGCAAAAGCCAAAAACTTTTTGGAAGACACAAAGAGTAAATACTACGAGGAGATCAAGTTGAGACCAGGTATTACTCAAGAACAACAAAAAGCTATGGATTTTTTCAATAGATACAACACGGAACAAGAAAAAGCCAAACAAAAAAGTGACGAATTCCAACAACGAACAAGAAATTACTTTAATAAAGACGAGTTCAAAGGTTTTGAATTTAATTTAGGTGATAAGAAGTTTAGATATGGAATTAAAGACACTGAAAAAACATCCACAGAGCAATCTAGTATACAAAATTTCTTAGGAAAGTTTCTACAAGAAGACGGTACTATTGGCAACATGGAGGATTATCACAAAGCTCTTTATATGGCTAATAATCCGGACACAGTAGCTAAACATTTTTATGATCAAGGTNTCGCCGATGCCACTAAAGATATAGTTGCTAAGTCTAAAAACATAAATTCAGAACCAAGATCTACTGATCCTGGTGATGTNTTTATAGATGGGTTTAAGGTCAGAGCTATAACGGGCGCTGATAGTTCCAAGTTGAAAATACAACGAAAACTTAAAAACAATTAAAAAATGGGATTTCAAAACAGCGGGAGTTTTCCTGCAAAAATAACCCCTTCTCAGAAAAAGTTAGCTTTAGAAACAAACTATTTGGATTTTACAAATGGTGCTAACGATTTTGCTCAGCAATACTTGCCAGAGCTTTATGAGCAAGAGGTAGAGAGATATGGTAACAGAACGTTATCAGGTTTCTTAAGAATGGTTGGCGCAGAGATGCCAATGACATCTGATCAAGTTGTTTGGTCAGAACAAAACAGACTACATATTGCTTATAACGATTGTACTGCTTCAGGTAATGCTGGTGCTCAAAAAGTTAAAGTAGACAATATGGGTCTTAACCAAGCTGCTGGTGAAACAGGAACTGAAGTTATTGCTATTAGAACAGGTCAAACTATACTAGTATCTGATGCTGCAACGGGATTAATTACTCAAAAATTATTGGTAGTTGCATCTCCTTTAGATACTAATAACCCAGGTAATGTAGCAGTTGATGAAATAGAAGTACAAGGTTATGATGCTGACTCATGGAAAGCAGGATTAGCTGGTAAGGTTAAAATGTTCGTTTATGGATCTGACTTTGGAAAAGGTACAAGCGAAATGCAAGGAGCTATTCAACCTAGTTTCACTCAATACAGTAACTCACCTATGATTCTTAAAGATTTCTTTGAAATCAGTGGTTCTGATACTGCTCAAATTGGTTGGGTTGAAGTTGCTACTGAAGACGGAACATCTGGATATCTTTGGTATCTTAAGTCTGAATCTGAAACAAGATTAAGATTTGATGATTACTTAGAAATGTCTATGGTTGAAGCAGAAAAAGCTGGCTATGACTTTAGTTACCAAGGTGGTAATGTTGGTGCAAATGGAGTTAGAGTTAATGGTTCTGAAGGTATGTTTGCTGCTATCGAAGATAGAGGTAACGTATATTCTGGATTTTCTGGTGCTGCCGCTCCTGGAGCTGGTGCATTAGGTGATTTTGATGCTATCTTACAACAACTAGACAAACAAGGAGCTATTGAAGAAAACATGTTATTCTTAAACAGAGCTACTGCTCTTGATTTTGATGACATGATTGGAGCAATGGCCGGTGGTGGTTATGGTTCTACTGCTTCTGCTTCTTACGGTTTATTCGATAACGAAGCTGAAATGGCATTGAACTTTGGGTTCTCTGGTTTTAGAAGAGGT